TGTCTGTCTCTCTATTTGCTCTTCAACCACAGTCAAGTCTTGAATACCCTTCTCCCACAGGGCATTAATGAACTTATCATAAATGTCTTGCTTGAGTTTGTTTCTCACAATAAGACGAACAAATGCATCTTGTAGATTAGTCCCCTTGATGAACTTTGCAATTTTCTTGATCTCATCAATATTGGTATCATCATATGAGAAGATGTGGAATATGTTATTCTCGTTTTCTACAAACTCAAGATCATCGGTTATTGTATCGTATACATGAAATCCCTTCTTGGTGTTGATATCAGAGAAATTCATTTGATATTGTGTTCCTAAGTAAAAGATGTTTCCTTCTGTCTGTTTAATATGGAAATGCCCCGAGAGGACTCGGTCAAATTTAGAGAATACTTCAGTAGTAAATCCACCTTGATGTCTGACACCAGGAATCACATGAAACCCAACAATCTCAAAATGTCCACCAATCATTCTACATGAGCAGGTGTTCAGATATTCAATGATCTCATCTTGGTTCTCCTCGATAATCCAAGGAACCAACCCAAATTGGAAATCACCAAACTTAAGGGTCGTTGGTTTCTCGTATATTTTAATTGTTGGGTACTTATCAGAGAGAATCTCTATAAGAGAATTTAAATCATTTGTGTTTTTATAGTAGGTATCATGGTTACCTACTGTGATGTGCATGTTAATCTTAAGTTCTGCGAATCGTTCTAGGAAACGCTTCCGTACCTGAGAAAGGGTGTTAAAGTTAATATACTTTCTGCGATCAAAGAAGTCCCCAAGATGGATCACTTCTGTAATCTCATTCTCTATAAGGTATGGAATGAATACATCCTCAAAAAATGATAGAGCGTTCTCAAGGAAAAATGGCGAGTCGTTTCGGGTTCCAAAATGGGAATCCCCTATAAAGGCAATCTTCATTTACTTCCTCTTTTTCTTTCTCATCTTCTTTTCTGCTTTCAATTTTTCTTTTTCTGACATATTAACAAGATCAGCATCAGTTAGAGAGAAATTCTTTTGAATGAAGTCTGAATAATTCGAATGATCTGTCTGCTTCAACCAATCCACAAATTTACCATCCATATCGTTCATTTGCATACACTTATATTTAATATAAGATTGTTTCTTTTCCTTCTCTATTCTCCGTAGGAACGCATAATAAATTATTTGAGTAAAATATGAGAAGGGATTGGAAGATTTTGATGGATCAAAGTTATGAGCATATAAGAGGCAATTCTCCACTCCATCCCCAACCATATCATCTCTAAATGCGTAATTTATAAAATTAGGTCTATGAGAAAGATGCTCTGCAATTTTAATAAAGCACTCGGCAATATAATTACTAATAGGGGGACGCTTGTCCGCACAATTCTCTGCTTCTATTACCAATTTCTTCCATTCAGTCATTTCTTTACAAAACTTAATATTGTCAATATAATTTTTAAGTGGTTTATCATTTAAAACTTCTAATTTTTCTTCTTCATTTGTCATCAATGTCCTTTGTATGAACAGATTATACCACAGTTATCAGACATAGCAAGTCTTTTTACAATCTTTAGAGAATTTCAATATAAAGGCTTGACAGGTTTCTAAAGTTTTGATACAATCTCTGTGTTGTATTCAAGGGGAAAAAGTCATTACACTTTATTACTGTTAGCCAATATAATCATCAGATTTTGGATCTGGATTCCAATCAGAAAATTTGTTTCCAAAGTCAGGTCGATCCTTTTCATCCCCAGTAAACTTATTTCTTTTCTTAACTTCCCGAACCATGTTCTTTAAAACTTTTGGTTCTAACATACCAGAAGTGACTAGATTCATGATTGCTGCTGCTGGAATATAGAACTGCATAAGAATCATATGACGATCTTTACTAGAATCATCTTCATCCTCCGATGATTCCATTGGTCTTCTTTTCTTATGGGAATTTTGATCAAACATCATATTTGGATTGTTTGTTAATTGTTCTAAGAACATAGCAAAAATATCTAATGGTTCCTTTTCATTAGAAGATGGTGCTTCTTCTAACGGAAGATTAGAGAGATCCTCAATAGTCCCAAGAGCATCCATCTCGCCAGAATTAAGTTCATCCATATCAACAATATCAGACTCTATGGGGGAGTTAAATTCTCGCTCACTTTCTAATGTATATAACTCAAGAGAGTAAGTATTTGGTTCTGTTACAAATACGATATGATCTGAAGGTAAATTTATATTTTTATCGTCAGTATTGATTAACCAATCAGTTAAGGTGGTTATATCATATGGTCTACCGACTTCGTCATAAGACGAAACTGTTTTAAATAACATTGGTTGAAAAATCTTACAAACTGCGGTATCCTGCTCTAGGATTTGACACGCAATTTCTTCACCACTTCTAAGTTTGAGTACTTTAATATTCATTTTACTCCCCTAACTTAATTTTTGTAGTCTTAAACGTGAACTCTTCATTAGTATATATGGTTGTTCGTTCATCCATGTGACGCAGTGCGTGGTTGCGATACTTTCCCCAACTCAAATCGTCACATATATCAAACACTGTAACCTTACTCTTTCGATCAGACTTTCTTAACCCACGACCAATAGATTGTAGGACTCTTATGACTGATTTTGACGGTGATGCGAAGATGATGGCATCTATGTTCTTAATATTTATACCTGTGCTACAGGTTCCATAGGATGCCACAAGAATACTGTTTTCACCCCTATCCACAATCTTTCTTATAGATTCACGCTCTTCTATATCTGTTTTTCCACAGATGAGGTATGAATCTTTTTTACCAGAAGCAGAAAGATTTTTATAAAGAGGTATTCCATGTTTCTCGACGAAATTAAAGAGAATCAAAACAGTACCTTTTATATTGTTTGCTAAATCACAGATAAATTGATTTCGCTTATCATTCAGAACCAACCACTCAATTTCATCAATATACTTTGCTCTCTTAATTTCTGATCTTTTTGTTTGTGGGTGATCTAACAAAAGACACTCAATCTTCAGTTGTGCAAGAACTTCTCTGTCGATAAGTTCCTTGGTGGATGTAACCTGCTTTACTGAACCAAACAATCCCTCTAAAACAAGACGATGAACCTGAGTGCCATCTAGTGTTCCTGTTGTTCCAATTCTATAATCACACGTCTTCAGTTTGGTTAAGATTTTGGTTAATGATTTTGCCTTGAATAGATGAGATTCATCTCCAATGATTGATTCAAATTGAGTAAAGAATTCTTCTGGCATATCGTGTAGACTTTGCCATGTCGAAATTACGACTCGTTTGTTCGTTACTTTTTCTTGTCCACTATAAATTGAGTGAATATGCTCTGATATTTTCTTTGTGTTTGCATAGTCCTCAAAATCTGATCTCAATTGTGTTATGAGACCTGTAGTTGGAACAACAATTAATATCTTTTTCTTTGTTCTCTGCAATAACTCTAATACAATAAAATAAATTATCAGACTCTTACCACTTCCTGTAGGAGAAATTAAAAGAGTTCTTTTGTTGAGGAGAGCATGTTTTACTGCTTCTACTTGGTAGTCGTGTGGAATAATCTCTTTGCTCCCCGAGAAGACTTTGGGGAATGTAACCTTAGTTTCGTCCAACTTTAGGGTACTATCATAAGACACCTTATATCCATTGTCTGCTGCGAACTGTAGTATATAAGGCAAAAGACCAGCATAGATTTTGTGAGTGAGTATGCTAAACAAACGAAGTTTGCCATCCCAACGTTTCTTTCTGAAAGCAGGATTATACTCTGAATTTGGAACCTTAAATGTAAAATATAAGGATAACTCCTTTGCGATATCTTTCTCGCAATCAATTTCAATATAGACAGAATCTATTTGCTTTATGTGTATCATTGTCCTTGAGTAAACTTGATCCAATCAATAGTTGCACGAATATTCCAAATTTTATTGCTCATAATTTTTACTAAATTTTCAACATATGTTACCTTTTCTTTTTGAAGAAATACCTTATGTCCGAGATTAATAACGTCACCATCACTGTCAATGAAACGATCAAGATCTTGCTTAAGTATATTAAGTTCAAATGGCTCCCATCCTTTTTGTTTTAATTCTTCTTTTGATAATTTACCAGAATAATACAACCACTTGTCTCGTCTCAAAACTCTGTATTTTGATTCAATTGATTCTAAAACAATCTTTTCATCCATCAGAATACAAAGGTATTTGTTGTGTATTTGTGGTATACGAGAACTTTCATCATCAAGATGATTTGAGTCGATTAGTAAGTCTGTTTCTGCCTGTGCCTTGATTTGTTCAATATTCATAATAAAGATTATATCATATTACGGGGTAGTTGTAAAGACTTCTACCGAATAATGTGTATATGAAAATGTAGCCATTGCAATTACTGGATCTGTATCAACAAGAGAAGAATCAAAGTCTATTGCACTTATTGATGTGGGATACACGTTATGGAACGTTACCCACATAAATGGAGCATATTTGCTATTTAATATTAATAAATGAGCAGAGGATATTTTTTGATGTTCATTTAAATTCTCTGTACCGTTTCCATAACCAATCCCAAGAGAAACTATCCAATTATGAACCTCCAACCAATTGGACATGTTCTCATCTATAACAAATCCAACTTGCAAATCATCATATGTGTATGCTGTTCCTGGTCTTCGCGAGATTATACCTGTTGGATTGGAATTTGCAGATGTGCCAAATGACAAGGAAGGTAAATTTACTCTCTGACAAAAGTATGATACTCTTGGACATCTTCCAATAAAGAATTGAAATTTATTATTGGTTAAATTATTATGGGTGTCTGGACTCCACGAATACTCATTTAAAAAGTCACCTGGTAATGAATTTAAAATATAATCTGGTATGCTTGCTCTGGTTTGTGAATCATTCAATGGCATACTAGTATTTATAAAAGAAAAACCCAGGGGGTTGATTCCCTGGGTTTTCTTTCTCTCTTACTTGTTATATTAGTTTCCTGTGTTACCATGGAGATTGGTGACAGCAAAGAGACGGTAGTATGCATTACTACTTGCTGTACCCATACCATCATCGTTTGTAGCATACGCATCTCGTCCTTGTCCGTATGGATTGGCAACGAGACCGTAACGGGTCTTGAAACCGATCTTTGGTTGGAAGGTATCTTGACCAACCGCACGGACCATTTGCAGCGGAACGTATGGGCAGTAGAAGAATCCTGCATCGTATGGTGAGGTTCCCTTATAACCAACGGTAACAAAGTTGACATTGTTTGCAATGAATGGATCAATATAGACCTTGAACTTGTTATTAAGAACACCCGCAAAGACGTTACCAGTATCATCTACTTGCATATCAACGTTGAGTGCTGGACTGAGATTAAGGAATCCACCCATAGCGAGTGCTGATGCAACATCTGCACTGCATACGATGAAGTTACCCTTACCTCGACGTGTGTCTTTGGCAATTTGATTTGCTTCGCGTTCAATTTGGAACATAAGTCCGCGATAACGCTCTGCACTCCAACGACCATCAGAATCTGCGAGAAGGTCATATACACCACCACTAACAGGATTACTGCCACTTGCTTCTTTATATCTAAGATCGCTCTGTTGGCAACCAGTTTTGGCGATGAAATACATTCCCCGAAGAATCTCGCGATTGATTTCGTTCATGATTTCAATCGAAAGAATATTTGCGAGTTCTGCTTCTGCATCAAGACCATGAACAGCACGAAGATCTTGTGCCAATTCTGTTGTGTACTCTGCCTTAAGAGCGCGGGTTCTTGCTTGAACGGCGAGACGTTCAATGCTGAATGCCATCTCTCTAAATGCATGAGTACCACCAGCCGCACCAAGACCTTCTGCTGTAGCAGTCAACATTCCTCTGAATGCTGTGAACGGATCTGTTCGTGTAATACCAATATTATTATTAATGGTAGATTCATACATGCTTGTGCCGAGGGTGGATCCAGCAAGCACCGTAGTATAGGTGTTTGCCGCTGAAGCACCAACTTGACCAGAGAATTTCGCCCAAGGTTCATCGAAGAGAGCTTCAACGCCATTGGTTGTACCAGTATCGGATTGATATCTAGCTCTCATCGCAAAGATGAGACCTGTTGGTGCGGTCATTGGTTGAACGCCTGCAATGTCGTATGCAACAACATTAGGCATTGCACGACGAACGAGCGAGATAAGAACTGGATCATACCCAGCAAAGTTACCTGCGCTACCAACTTGACTAGCAGCGAAGTTTCCGCCCATACCAACGACTCCTTCAAAGAGTCCTTGGGCTCCGCGCTCTTCAGCCATAGCTCTAACTTGGTTTTCGAGAAGAACCGCAGTGACGCGCTTCTTGTGAAGATCAGTAATAGATCCAAGATCTCTGTGCTCAAGCACTGGGTTCCATTTTTCTACGAGTTGATCATACGGTGTTGTTGAATTGAAATCGATTGACATTGTTCTCTCCTTGTAATCCTTTTATTTAGTAAAATCTAATTTTCAGATAAATTTCTCTACCACGTTTTGTGGGTTTATTAATCCTGCTAGACGAGCAGATGTTGGTGTGTTATAAAGTCTCTCAACTTTTGGTTGATTGCGATTCATTAAAGTAATTGTATCTACTATTGTAGAAATGAAGGAATCGTTTTGATTCGATCCATTTTCAGTAAGAACTTGAGTAGAATTCATATCCTCAGTAAGCATATTCTGTGTATTTGATTCAGAACGCAACTTGGTATTTGAAATTGTATTAAAGTAGGACTCTTTGAGTAGAGCAACCTTTTGTCGATATTGATTAACATTATCGAATTCAATTCCTTCTGATAGGGTTGCCAAACGCTCAATTTGAGTATCAGCAAGACCAGATGTTTCTTCTAAGAATGCTTCGGCACAAAGGCGTGCAGAAATTTCATTCTTTAAAGCAATATTCTCTTTAATTGTGCTATTAAGGTTGTTCTTGAGATCGTTATTTGCGTCGAAGAGATCATCAAGAACATTATACTTTTCTTGTGGAACATCAATGAATGAGTTCTCGAATAGTTCTTTAAGACCATTAATGAAGTTCTCTGCGATTTCGGTTCTAAGACCGCGTTCTACTGCAACCTTATTCTCATCCATCCACTCAGTAACAACATAGTTCATGTATTCATCAACTTGTTCTATGATATCTTGTGTATGTGCGGAAACTTGCTCTTCGATGATTTCCTTAGAAGCATCAAGCATGTGCTTCTCGATGAGCGAGACCTTTTCATGAAGAGCAGCCTCAAATATAGTCTGAGTCTTGGTCTTGAACTCCTCGCTAAGGTTTTCGCCATTGAAGAGACTCTCAAGATAATCAATAGATTCGTCATCGGATGAATCTTCTTGAACTTGATCTTCAGTCGGAGCAGTTTTTTCTTTCTCGTTGCCTAACACTAAAGCAAGTGCTCTACGCAATGTCTCTTGGTTGTAGGCTGCTGTTTCTGGGGTTGCGACTGGTTTATTAAATGAAGAACTACGACCGTTTGCGGTCATATCTCCTCTTCCACTAGTATCGTATACGTCTGATTGATTTTCTTGCGGCATATGTGTGTTCTCCAATGTAACTATAGACTATTTAGTATATTTAGTATTTATATAATTTAAACATTAAATTATAGTTGCAACTTTTTTATAAATTTTAAATGCTGTTGGGTTTTTTTGTAAAAATCGGTCTACCGCTGGGAAAATTTTTCCTCTGGATTTTGGTTGAAATCTATTTGCAGTACTTACTCGTTTAGTAATATCTGATATTTGTTTTATTTTATCTGCCTTACGCTCATTATTTAAATGTGCCATATAGAGAGTTGGATTTACTTCATTATTAGCACGAATCTGTTGTTCTGTTGGAAACAATTTCTGAGCTTCAGAGTGGGCAGCAATCACCCTTTTATGGTCTTTATGGGTTGGATCATTTAATACACTTTGATATCTTTTTGGAGTTATTCTACCAAATAGAGTAGCACCATGGGCAGAAATTAAAGCATGATTTGCATCAACAAGTGTCTGTTGCTGATCTGGGTGAGAAATACTAGAAGTCAGTCCAGAGATTCCCACCTTTGAACCAAGAGAATCTCTAAACTTTTGAGCCGAAATTGATTGCAGGGATGCTGATCTTGTATTTGGATTAGAGTTAATAGCTGACAAAATGTTACTATGCATTGGATCTGTTGGATCTTGTAGTGCTCTGTGATAAGAAGATAGTCTCATTCCTAATCGTTTTGCTGTTGGTTCGTGAATTAATAAATTATCGAAACCAACAGAACTTCTAGAAGAATTCTCGATTGAGTCACTAATAGACTTTTTAAATTCACGTTTTATGCCCTGTACTGCAATTTTTCCTATTAATTTGGTTCTGTCCCACATTCCCTCATTTATATTAAATGCCATTGTAGGTATATTTTTTCGTATAATAAATACAACATCTTCATTTAGGTAATTAATATAATTTTTATTAGTAATCATAATCTTTAAATATTTCTTAAAAAGTGACTAAACAATTTAATGGCATTTTCTTCTAATTTCTTTTTAGAGGAGCGTTTTAGTTCCTTGTCGTACTTGGCAATTTCTTTTTCTTGCAAAAATCCATTGTTCCATATCCATTCTTTTCCTTCAAGAATGCCATTTACAAAAGCATTTGGTGCTGATGGATCAGCAACAATATCAATAGCGGAAAGAGTAAAATCTTCTTTTACGTAATTTATTCCATTGCGTTTTTCAAGACTTCCCATTCCTCTAGATGAAACACCGAGTCTTGCACCTTCATCAATCAAGTTCTTGACAATTTTACCCATTGGAGTGTCTAGAACCTTTGCTTTCCCTTGAATTTGGTTGCCACTCTCATTTAAATTTAAAATAAGATGAGAAACACGGTCCAAGTTAACTGTTGGACCAGATGGATGATTTAACTCACCAAGAGCTCTTTTTTTGTCCACGTACTCTACGGTATATCGCAAAGTCTCTTTGATTAATATCTGCTTATCATACATTCGACCATTTCTGTTGAGTGTATTTGATTCCATCATAACACCCTTAATGAAGTAATTTTTACCACCAGATTCATTGGATTCAACAATGTTCTCTACGTCTTCAATTGTTTCTGTTATGAGTTTCATCGAAATTCTTTCTATTGAATTATGCATCTTCTTCGTCAGACAAAAGACTATCTAAATATTGTTCTGCTAATGTTGCAATCTCTATTTCTGTTAGAATTTCCCCAGTATCTTGTTGAATTTCCTCAACCAACTCTGTCAAATCTTGCTCAAAATTCTCAATGATTTCGGCAACTTCTGGGTCATAACCAGCGTTGATTTGTGTTGGGGGTGTATGTTGTGGGGAATTTGCTCTTAAATCTTGTAAAGCACTGTTTTGATTCAAATAACTAGTCAATTTGAGTGACGCAGATCCTGTATTTTGATATGCTGATAACTCAGCAGAGAGAGTTTCAACATCTGGAACCTCATTAGTCCATCCCTCAATCAAATCTGATTCTCCAAACACCGTTGGTGCAAACGTAACCAATTTCTCTTCTAGTGATTTTCCCAACTTAGAAAGAAGAGCATCTTTGATTAATTTCTTTGTTTCAATAAGATCTTCTTGTAATAATGACGTTACGATTTTGTATGAATCAGACATATGGTATTCTCCTAGTATATTTATGTATTATTTTTCTTCATCATCAACAAGACCCATTTGTTGCATTTGTAATTGCTGTTGCAATTGTTTTTGTCGATCTACTTCCATCTCTTCGTTCATTTGGGCAATTTCTTCTTCTGTTTGACCAAGTATATTTTTTCTTATATATTTGGTAGAGTAAAATATACCTGTATAGTTACCAAGAGTATTCAACATATCAACCTTTTCTTTAAGGATCTCATTTTCCTTCATTTCGGTAAAATAAGAGTCTTTTGTGTATACAATGATAATATCTTGGTATATTTTATTCCAATCTTCATTTGTCATTATACCTCGAAGAATGCATTGTTTCTTTAGGACATCTAAGAAGAGTAAGGTGAATTTATTCTGAAGTCTTTCAATAAACTTAAAGAACTTGACTTCGTCTCTTGTAATTTCACTAGCTCTTCCCATGTTAAACCCAGTTTGAGGTTCCATTCGGGTAATGGGAACATTCAGAGATCTATACATTTTTCTGAGAAGGTACTCAACATCATCCATCTCCCCTAGATTTTGCCCACCAGCAAGGGTTGTGATTTCGGTTCCTTTTCCACCCTCTCTTCGGGGTAACCAAAAATCCTCCAACATAGACATGTGGTTCTTTTGATCTTTAATTTCCCCAGTAGCAGAATCATAAGTAAGTTTATTACGATACTTATTCATGAGTGAACGCATATATTCCTCTGCTTTTTGCTTTGGAAGATTACCAACATCCACATAGAAAATTCTACGTTCTGGTGCTCTAGCAATGCGATAAACCACCATAGCATCCTCAGTTTGTCTAAGCATGTTCAATGGTCTAATTGCCTTGTGAAGGTGTCCGACTACTCTCTTGGTTGTTTGATCAACAAACCCAGAGTGGCAGTATGTAATTGAATCGTTTGTTATTCTGACACCAGCAGCAGAAGTTGATGCTGTTACTTGATTGCTCTCAAAATCAGTATAGATGTAGTGTTCGTCTACCTTTTTAATTATGGGCACAGCAGAACCATTCATGCTCTTGATGTGTTTTTCTACTTTTCTAATTTTTCTTATTTTAATTGGATCAATTGCTCTTAGTTCTACAATTCCTCGTTCTGGATGATCAACATCGATTATGTTTTGAAAATATACTCTTCCATCAACATACCAACGTCTAAAGATATCATATCCTCTATTTCTAAAGTCTAATAACTTTAAAACCTTATTAAATTCTTGTTGCATCTTTCCTTTGATGTTGTCAGAAAGTTCAACATTGTCTATGTTTAATTTTACTGCATTTTGATTGCCGTCAAATGAAATTGCCTGAGTAATAATATCCTCTATTGCCATGTCAACTTCTGGATATAACGACATAGATCGATATTGACGTATTAATGAGTTCTCGTCAATGAATGATCCACCAAAGTCATAAACCGAGGACATAAAGCCCCCAGTTTCAATAACCTGTGTTCCATCATAATTTTCTGGAGCAACAAATGATACAGCAGACGCTTCTTCGCCTGAGAGTCCAACATCCAATACATCTGATCTCTTTCCAAGGGAAAATCCAAAATAATCAAGAAATGCCATTCATTTTTCCGTTCTATTCAAATCTTATAGTAGATTGAATTATTTTTATAGTTCACTACCACTTCTTTGTATTGGTTATTCAAACAATTATTTATTCAAACTAGACTATTAAGCAGAAGCATTACTGAAGTTGCTGGTGTTTGTTGTACTGTTGTTGAAGTTGCTTGGAACCAAAGGAGGACCAGCAGGCCCACCTGGATTACCTGTAGTAGGAGCAGCAGCAGCAGCACTACTAGTACTACTAGCAGGATCATTTGGTGTCCAAAAATCGTATGCAAGTACAACAGTAAATTCAGAAAATGTATCGGATAAATCGTAATTTAATTGAACTGGACCAATTTCCACTGGAAAGCAATTTATCAAATAAATTGTATTTTTAAACGATCCATCACCAATTGCGTTTGACATATCATTGTATTCCACAGACCAAGTTGATGTTAAATCATAGTTAATCTTATGACTATTTCGACCATCCATTGCTTCTATCCATTTCTCAAGATTCACACGTAATGAATGATTATCAATGCTTGAGTCGTATACAGATATTGCCCAATCAGTATATACTCGCTCACCTGAAAACTTAACAATTCGTCCCTGCCAAGTAACTGGAATAGGTCCAATTGTTGATGTGGGTAGATCTGCAGCTTTTATATAAACATCAAATTTATCTGAACTACCCCCAACACCAGCTGGATATGTTCCTGTAACTTTAAATCGATTTGGTCGTATTCCAAAAAAGTTTGTACGAAAATCAGTGATTGAATTTACTGCCATATGTGTTCTCCTACATCTTATATATTAAAGAATATCAGACAGATCTTTATTGGTTAATGTAATTTTTACGTAATTAACAGAAGTAGTTGGTTTTATTAGAATATCAGCAACAAAATAATTTGCTGAAACTAGGTCTGGGGTGTTATTAGATGAATCACAAATTACTTTAAATTCACTAACGCCCCGTTGTGCTCGTATTCTTTCCATAAACGCCGCAGCTACCGATTTAAATCGTAAACGTGTGGTTGCATCATTTTGCTCAAACAATACCGAACGTGCTATTGGTGCAAGAGCTTTCTTGATGTAGATAAACAATCTAGAAACATTGATTCTTGATAGGGTTGATGTATCTGGTGCTCCAGTTTTATCACCAAACAACAGAGTACCATCTCCTGGAAACGTAACAACTGGATTTATTTGTTGGTTATATAACAAATCTTGATCTGCGTTGCTAAGAGCTCTAGAAAGACGAACACTATTTAATATTCTACCCCGTTTAGCACCCGCAGGAGAGAACCAAGGAAATGCTTCTCGGTCTGTTCTACACAAACAACCTGCAACATCTGCTGCAAGTGAAGTTCTAATAAGTTCAGTTTCTGATGATCCACCCACGCTATTGATTTGTAGTTTTTCACCGTACACACGAATATAATTAGTTGTGTTTGTGCCTGATGGGGGACCAATACCAGCAGGAGGCGAACTTGCCCAAGTAGTTATTTGTGCTGATATATCATTTGTTCCTGATATAACGTTAACAACGCCAATAACTGGAAGATCGTTACTAAGTCTATTTTCTACAATAGTGATGACTGGTGCAGAATATACAGCAGCAGAAGCACCACAAGCACCTGTTCCACCATGCCCACCACCCTGAAAGATAACATCATATCCTAATTCCATAAATGCTGAACTTGGTGAAACTATTGTTGCTGTATGAAATCCAACATAACATCCAGAACCGTATTGTAAGAAGTTATGAATAGGCCAAAACTCTCGCACGAATGCGGTAGTACTACCTACAAATCCCGTTGGACTAAAAGTACCATTAATAAGTGATGCTGCACACGAACCAACACTGTAGGCAGTAACCCCATCAAAGAATGTAATACCATTCGCACCACGAATAATAAAATCTGTTACTCTTGAAAATAATGAACTAATATTTGGAATGAACATATATCCAACTTCTTTGTCTGTGGTTAATCCCAAATTTTCGAAAGATCTAGTGGGATTAAATACCGCACCGATAGTAGACGAAAACGCCTCTGCTGGTGGAATAACAAATGATTCGTCTATGATTTTAAATTGAACATTGGGTCTTGCCATGGGTCTCTCCTTGAATTCTATTGTTATTTATCATTATTAGTTTTTATAGATTGTTGGGATGTAGTGAACTATGTGAAGGTCTAAATTCACGTTGATCTTGGATTACCCAAGAATCATTACCATCAGACCATTTTATATTATCTTCAGCATCTTCTTCTGTTTGGGATCCATCTGAGAAATATCCAAAGGGAAGCATATTATCTTCCATTTGCTCTATATCCTCTTTATACATCTCAACACGAACGTCCATATCTGTTAAATTCTTAAAATATTGTTGTCTGGTTGCCCATGCAAAAATAACAAGACACATGACAATGTCGTCGGTGTGACCATCCTCTGCTTCAAAACTTTGCTTTTTAGAGATAAAGGTTGTGAATTCTGCTATGTTGTCAGCATCCTCGGTTATGAGTTTGTCTTCCTCAATCATATTCTTTAGAACTTGACATCCAACTTTTTTGGTAAGGACTGAGGTCTTCACACCCAACTGCACTTTCTTGGCAGGACCATACCCCTCCGTTATGATCTGACCCTTACGACCCATCATTGTCGCCTTGACAATATTCTCATACTCTAAATCGGTATGGAGAACATTTGCCACCTCGGATCCAATACCATTAATCTCAATTAGTACATGAGCATTATTATACTTCTTAGCAACCGTCTTAAGAACAGATGCAAATAATAATGGAGAAACTGTATTATTTCTAAATACTGCAACTACTCTGTATGGGAATTGTGTTATATCAATAACAGTCATCGCCGTATAGTCTTTTCCTTGACCCTCAGACACATCGGCAGTTATAAAGTAATTGTGGTTGACAGAGGTCTTTACATCGGGATCCATTCGAATGGGTTCTTGGTAGATATTCATCCCATCCTTGGTACGTAGAATTGGTTTTGAGTGTACTAATGTATGGAGTTTGTCTGGAGAAATTAGGGTATTAGAACTACCCAAAAAGTCGCATTCCATTTCCTGTTGAAACTGA